GGCTGCTTAGGCCTTCTTCATCGAGCGACTACCGTTCAGTCTCTGACGGCTAACCATAGACTAGCATATCGTCTTTAGGTTATAACCATGCGGATTGCCCAATCTTCAACATTGTTACCATACCCGAGTTCTCTTCTCGGCCATCACTAGATTTCTCATAGCAACTTGGTAGTTGAAGCTCTAAGGGGTTCCCCGAACAACAAGTAATCTTGCAAGGACTTTGATTTCCTCACTAACAACTGGCCATAAGTACAGGGGCCAAACCGAAGTTTCCGCAAACAGAGCCTGTTTTGTTTGCGGCGTGTTGTTTTTCTGCACAATTCTGAATATATTGGATCATCGCAAATAGCGCATAATAAAATACATCCAGTTTAATGCCACTCATAACTCTTAATACATTGTAGTTGACAGCGTAGACACGGACCTTAGCAGTAGCAACGCCAGAAACTGTTGGCGAAGAAAGAACAAGCTGAAGGACAGCGTTATCAATACGCGAGAAATTGCAGGAACCCGAGGGTTGATGCTCCTCTGGTCTCAAAGCGAAAGAATATACATTGATTCCAGTGTCAGGAGCACGGGTATGGTGCTGGAAAGGCTGGACAACATCGAAGTAAGATCCCTCGCGCTCAGAGAAACGGTCTTGGCCGTTCAACTGGAGCTTAGCAGTGACAACAGGATTCTCACCCCAGCAGTGCATATCGAGGGCAGTCTCAGCAAGGACGAATGTTCCGGCATCAGAGAGACCGGAAACATTGAGAGCTCCTGTGGCAGCGAAAGGAACATCAACCGATGCACCATCATTCCACTGTTGTGCGCCAACAGCACTGACATCAACGGCACCAGCCATTTGGAAAAGACCAGAAGCATTAATGAAACCATTTGTACCAGTTGTCTCGGCCTCACCTCCGAATGCATGGAGAGCATTAGGAAGAGCATCAAGAGAATCGGTATAGTTGAAAGGCTGGGCACCAAGAGTGCGGTAGAGGGTAGAAGAACCATCAAGGGACGAGCAATAATCAACATTGGCATCAGGCTGGACAACCCAGATGAGCTCCTTAACAGGGTGGTTGAAGTTGAGCTTGATCTTATTGGAAGATGAACCAACAGATTCATCACCAGTGAACTGAACTTGCTCAATGAGGTACTCGTGAGGGTTCTGTGCCATCTTTCTGCGCTCATCGGTATCAAGGAAGACATAGTCAACATAGAGCGAAGCAGCAACAAGAGATTGTTGGTAGGCAACAGAAGCAGCCTGGGAACCGGCAGTACCAGCAAGGTTGTTAACAGCCCAGAGACACTCACCAATAGGGCGAAGATCGAGGTTAATCTTGACTTCGTGGTATTGGAGGGCGATCAAAGGAAGAGCAAGACCAGGGTTTCTGTTGAACCAGAACTGGAGAGGAACATAGAGAGTGGTCTCAGGAAGAGCCTGGCGAGGAGCACAGACCTGGTTAGGGACACCAGAAGCAGAGCAAGGTCCAGAGATAGGAGCAAAGTTAGGATCAGTGATGTAGGTAAGTTGAGTGGTGTTACCAATCAACTTGAAATAACCACGCTGTTGCTCAGAGGACATTGTAAGCTGGTTCCAGATGTGCATCCAGTCACCATATTGACGATCAATGCGTTGACCACCAATCTCAACCTCAACTTGGGCAATAAGTTGCTCACCGACGAAATCCAACCATCTAGCATAACGAGCAGTAGATTGGTTGATCTCAGGAAGAGTAACCTGGAGGTAGGTACGGTAGCAAAGATCACCATTTCTGGAGATTGTGCAGGTAACACGGCGACCAAAGTCAGCCTGGCCTTGGAATGTCTGCTCAATAGACTCAAGAGCAAAGTTAGTATGTCTGCGGTAAGAAACCTTCCAGAAAGTGATCTCAGGAGTGCCAGTAAGGAAAACGTCTTGTGCGCCATAGGCGACTAGTTGCATGAGAGCTCCGCCCATTATTTATATACTTCCTAAAGAAAATAATTTCGGGAAAAACAATTTAATTCACTAAAATAATAATTATAAACAAAAAATTCGTATTTATTGTTTTAGAAATATTATATATAATGGACACGCTTTATAAGTATACTTTTAAAAAGGTTGAAAATATAATTAGTAGCCAAGATTTCCAACAGAAGATAACAATGACCATCAATGTCTCCTTAGAGCTCTATCGTATGATGATTTCTTCTTTATTAATATTATTTATTCCACAGAAATGCGGTGATCATATTTGCGAATTTATGGAAAACCTAAAACATCCTACTCATTTATATTATATTACCTTAATCATAAATTATATTACTATGGGCTCGTTTTTAATCATGTATATTTGCGAAATAAGACGGGAAGAGAAGTTAATCAAGGTTCTCGAAGTCAATAATACCATTTCGACAGATAATGAATCGGTTGGAAAACGCCTAGAGGTTCTTGATCTAGAAAAAAGTAATAAATTATTTTTAATCGATGAATATTATCAATATACTAGTTATTTGGCGATTCTTATTTATGTCCTAAATGCAATTTTAAGTGGTGTCGTCATACAAGATTATTCATTAGGGAATCAGACAATGATGGTCTACTTGACCAATATATTATTTATGATTAATAAATTTAGTAATGTTTATATTATTATCAATACAGATAAGAATATATTCTTTTCGGCTTATCTAAATACGAAAGTCCAATTTAATGATATTGATCCTAGAGAAATCGCGAAAATAAAACGGCGAAAATCGATGGAACATAGTTTGAGGGAATTGGAGCGGAATCGAGAAAATAGTGGATTAGAAAGACATCCTGTGCGATTTTTGGAAAATGGGGGATTTATACTTGAATTATCGTCATCGGATTCGGAGAATGATTTGGCGGCAAAAAATCGAAAGGATGACATTATAGAGAGAGATTCGTTTCAATGAATTTTTCTAAATAATCGGCTTGGAAAATTTCTTTTTTATTCTCATGTTTTTTTGTGAAAATATAAGAATTATCGAGTTTTTGAATTTTCCAGCCTTGATCAAGTGCGTTTGTTAGGAAGATCATCTTTTGGAATTGTTTTTTACTGATTTGGATTTGTTCTTTTTGATCGTCTTTTTGCATATAGTATTCTTTCTGATTTTGTTTTTTTTAGTTTTACGAAGGTTTTTTCTGGTGCGTTTTCCTCCTTTTTTGTTTGTTGATCTAGGTCGTTTTAACCCTCTCATCCGTGAAGAAACTGGTGGAGGAACTGGTGGAGGAACTGGTGGAGGAACTGGTGGAGGAACTGGTGGAGGAACTGGTGGAAGAACTGGTGGAAGAACTGGTGGAAGAGGTAATTTTATTCGTTTGGATTCCGATGGGGATAATTCAGATTTTCTCTTACGGTTTTGATCTAATGGGGGATGAATGGATACAGGCGGGTTTTCAATTTTTCTTTTTAGAGATTTAGGTTTATTTGGCGCAGATTCAGATCTTAATAGTTGTTTCACTTTATGTTTTTTTCGTGTGTGTGATGCAGAATCGGCAGATGTCATCGCTCTTTTTGCAGCGGCACTTTTTGAAGTAAGAGCCAAAACTCGAAATGGGGGTCTTTCTAATGAAACCGTAGCTTTTCTTTTTTTCTGTGATTGTTTTACTTGTGGTGGCAATCGTTTTACAAGTGCATCATAGTGGTTTATTCCATTATATAAAATAGGAATCGGATCCAGATCATTATTTTCACCAAATCTTCTAGGAAAACCTTCTAAATCTGCATATACTATTACATCTCTTCTTGAGAATTGCGTAAGTGCTACTATTTCAATAAAATCTCCATATGTACCGCTTTTTCGCATTCGATCTATATATCTATCAAATTGTAAATCAATATCAACATCCGCAGTAGTTGCTCCTTCAGGAACAACACCTCCAACTCTATCTTTAAATTCATCACGATTTTTTTCCATATATCCAACAATATTTTGTCTAAGAGAATTTTGTTCTTTATCATTCCCATGTAATCCATAATCTAATGATCTAAAAAGACAAGCACCATCACCCCTAACTGGCTGTACTTCAAGACCAGCATCACTAATTTCTTGATTAAATTCAGAAGAATTTTCATATTTTTTAGTAGAACGAATATCACGATAATTTAAATCTGGAACAATAGATCCAGAAGATTTTTTAGCACTTTTTCCAAAAGAGATAGGTCCGGGATCCGTTAGTTCCTCAATACGCAAGATTTCACCGGTTGTATCATCTCGTCTACTAATATAATATCTACCTGTGGTAATATCATACACTGGATAATTAGGAGCAAAAAATGCAATAAATTTTGAAAATACAATTTCATCTGAAAATAGTGATTGCATTTCTCGAATAGCTTCTATTGGTAATTCTGATTCCGAAGAATATAAATTAGCAATCATTTGTTTATCTTCAAGTGAGCCTGGTCGAATTTTAGATTGTATTTCATTATTAACAGCTTTTTTAGCTTTTTTAGTTTTATATTTTTCAATTAATTCAAGTAATAATTTTGAAATCATATCTATATTTTCTTCTGTCAAAGGTTGGTTTATTAGTTCAAAAAAATGTTTTAATTTTATTTTTAATTTATCTTTTTCTTTATGAATATTTTTTAAAAAATCAGTATAAAATGTTTCTGTTTGTAGTGTTAATGCCTTTTCTCTATTTTCTCTTGTTGAATCCAATTGTGATTTCAATAATTTCATAAATGTATCTACTTTTGGATCATCTTCTATTTTTAAAAATTCTTTCATTCTT